GAAATGTTTCTCGACTCAGCGCAGTTAAGAGATTCTGTAATATCACATGCAAAAGAACTGAACTATTTGCCTAGCTCGAGATCATCTGCTAGGGCAGTGGTGGATATCACTTTAAATACTTCCGGCAATCCTACATTTGTAATCGTGCCGGCCAAGACGAAATTTCGCGCTATCTGCGGTTCTGATACATATACTTTCCACACTAAAGAATCTGTTACAATAACTCCAAGCAACGGCGAATATAGATTTAATAATCTAGATATTCATGAGGGAGAATATATAACCGAACTATTTGATCCGAGCGCTACCACGAATCAAAGATATCTGATTTCGAATGAGAACGTTGACATTGAAAGTTTAGAAGTTAGAATCATCGAAAACGATTTCAGTGAAGAATATATCTATTCACCTGATCTGTATAATAGAGTTTCAACCGATAAATCTTTCTTTCTACAAGCGCACACTGGAAATGCATATGAAATATTTTTCGGCAATGACGTTTATGGCGTGGAGCCAAAGGCTGGATCTATAATAGAAGTTACATATAGAACAACGACAGGCGAAGAAGGAAATGGAATTACGAGTTTTGAGCCGGCTGAAACCATACAAGGATTTGCTGCTACTATTTCTTTGCGTACGGCATCAAGAGGTGGCGCGGAGAGAGAAGATTTGAAATCTATTCGCTATTTCGCGCCCAAAGCAATTCAAGTCCAGGAACGAGCAGTTGTGGGTAAAGATTATGAAATTTTACTTAAAAGAAGTTTCCCGGAAGTAAGAACGGTTGCTGTTTACGGTGGAGAAACTCTTGATCCCCCTCAATATGGTAGAATTATAATATCAGTCGCGCTACAAGATTATAGCAATATAAGTACAAATAGCCGTGAACTATATCGTCAATTTCTTAAAGAAAGAAGTGCACTTACGGTTGAGCCGATTGTAGTTCCTGCTGAATTTGCTTATTTTGATATAAGAACTAATATTACATATAATACCAAAAATACTATAAAATCTTCAACAGATGTCAAGGGATTAGTACAAAGTGCAATCTTGGATTATTCAGATGGCAACCTTGGTGATTTTAAAAATACACTTCGCTTTTCAAAACTTACTGCTATGATTGACGATTCCGAAGAAAGTATTCTATCAAATGAAACAGATCTAAGACTGATACTTGAAATTACTCCAGTGCCAGATATCCCAGATAACTATTCGATACGGTTTGGCAATTCGCTATTCATACAAAGAGATCAGGAGCAATTGAGCACATCAGTACAAAGTGTCGAAACTGCTGTTGTTTCTTCGGTGTTTACATACCAAGGACAGGATGCTTATTTAAGAGATAATGGAAATGGTACTCTAGATATTCTTTCAAATGCAGGAACTACAGTACAATTTTTAGAAAAGAATGTGGGCACTGTGAATTACGAAACAGGTCTAGTAGGAATAGACGGGTTTGTGGTTGATTCTTACCTCGGTGATGCTATAAAATTCTATGGAAATATTAGAACAGATGATATAAAAACACCATCAGAACACGTCTCATTCATCAGACCCGAAGATATTACAATAACAATAACGAGTGTATCTGAATAATGGCAATAAATGATATCAGCAAAACAATATCTCAATTCGTAGAGAATCAGTTTCCTTCTATATACAGAGAAGATGGTGACGTTCTAGTAGCATTCGTCAAGGCATATTACGAATACCTTGAAGAAAATGGACATGTCATGAATAGAGACATGTTCGAAATAAAAGATATTGATACTACTTATGATCAATTCGTTGATGAATTTAGAAAAAAATATCTCGAAGGTCTTCCTTTCGTGTCGACTACTGACGACAGATTTCTTGTAAAAAATATCATTGACCTATATAGAACAAAAGGTTCTGACGAATCTGTAAGGCTTTTATTGAGATTACTTTTTGATGCCGATTCGGAAGTATATTATCCTGGTCGAGATGTTCTTAGAGCATCTGATTCATTATGGGTTACGCCAAAATATATAGAAGTTCTTTCATCCGATAGATCATTGAGTTTTGTCGATAAAGAGATATTTGGTTCTGTCTCTGGAGCAAAGGCATTCGTTGATGCAATTGTTACAAAAAGATCAAGCAACAGATTAATTGATATTTTATATTTAAGCCAAGTTCAAGGCGAATTCCTTTTCGGCGAAATTGTTACTAACGACGGCGTTCTGGAAGGAGCGCCGAGAGTAACGGGTTCGCTTACTGATATAACTATTACTTCTTCTCAGGACGATCCCGGCGGTAATCTTATAGGAGATTCGTTCGATGTTGTTTCTGATTTTGGTAAAAATGGAGTTGTCTCAGTTTCATCTACAACAAATCAATCCACGGGCATTAATTTCGAATTGATAGACGGGGGATATGGTTATACATTAACGGATACAACAAGAATAGCTATATCAGATGTCATAGCTATTCTTGATAATACGACCACGACTTTTGCAGTAGGTGATATTTTACGCCAGAGAATAGAAAAAATTAATTTCTTGCCTAGCGACGGTAATGATCTTTTCGCTGCAATATCACCAGGCAACGAACTGATTGGCAATTTCATTGCAAATACGGCTCCCATAACAGGTCTTGTTATGGGAAAGGGAACTGAGACAATAAATGACATATTATCGCAGTTTTTAAATGTCCAGTTAGATGTTGGCGAAACTTTTATGAAAACTCAAGTATTGACTCTCGGGGCTGATACTTTATATGAATTAGACAGCGAATTGGAAGAAGAAAGCGAATATCTTTTCAATTTAACAGCAAACACTGGCGCCTTCACGCCAGGCGAGCAAGTTTATCAGAGAGAATTTTTAGCTAACACCACAAATACAGTAAGCACATTGTATAACTTCGGTACGCTTGTGAGTGTTGATGCAAATAGTGTCATGACTGTAAGTAACGCCTTCGGCAATTTTTCGGCAAATTCGGATATCATAGGTGAAATTTCGGGCGCTGTTGGCACGATTGATTCGAATGTGACTGTATCATTCATCGGCGCGACCGGAACGATAACGCAGAAAAATTCAAACACAGAATATGTAGTTTCAGCAACAAAGGATTTTGTTGCTAATAATACCATACGAAGTAAAAAAAGCAAAGTATTTTCGACTGTTTCGGCATCCGAAAACATTTCTGTTGACTCTATCGAATTTAGCGCCACCACCGCGAATACTTTTTCGACCGCAAATACATATTTCAGAGGCGAGCTGATTGGTCAATCAGCCGGTACTTTAGAAATTAGCACAATAGAAAATGAGTTCTTCTTCATAGGCGGAAATACATCAGTCGTGGTTGATGGGTCGGGAACCGAATTGACAATGCCGCAGATTGATACAGGAGTAGGCGCGGGATTTAAAATTGGTACTCTAGAGAATACCGAAGTAATTTTTTTCGAAGATGAACTTATAGGCAGTGAAAATATTGCAACCATACCATATATTGATATGATTATTGATACTGGGGAGGGTTCAGGCATAGGATATATTGATTCTGTTAGTGTTGCTACGGGCGGAACGGGGTATAGCAACAGTTCTATTGTGACATTCACAGGGGGCGGTTACTTAAATCAGAACCCGTTAATCGAAGCAAAGGCAACGGTTACTACTGATGTATCTGGCATAATCACTTCAATGACGATTACTGAAATAGGCGAAGGTTATCATGAAATTCCAACTATTTCAGTTGCTGACGGCGCAAGTGCGACTTTTAATGTAAATATGATTTACGGATATGGATTTCCGAAAGAAGTATATGCAGGATCGAATACTATCATTGCAGATGCTCTATCAACTATTTCTTATGAAATAGGAACAATATCTTCTCTCATTGAAAATAGACCAGGCGAGTTTTACGGAAGAACTCCTGTACTGAAAATTGAAAATCCTACGATTATTCCTTATAAAAGAAGAGATCAAATAATAAACATATCAAACAGAACAGGCGTTTTTGAAATCGGAGAGATAATAACACAAGCAAATACTGCTGCCGAGGGTGTAGTTAGAACAGCAAACACGACGGCGATTGTAGTAAAGAATACTTCCTTCACAGAGGATTTTATTTCCGGTTTGACGATAACCGGCACAGATAGTCTTACTGAGGCCGACACAGTGTCGGTAGGGTATATAAATGAAGATCTTCTAATGGGCAAAAACGCCGTTATCACGAACGAAGTAAATATAAAGACTGGCGTCGTGAAATCAATTAAAGTTATAAATTCCGGGTTTGGCTACCAGGATAACGAAGAAGTAATATTGGAAAAAATAGGTGGAAATTCTACCATAAACGGAATTGTAAATGTTGAGACTCAAGGCGTTTCGCCAGGTTATTGGAATTCTAGAACTTCGCATTTAAACTCTGAAAAGCGTTTACATGATAATAAATACTATCAAGATTACTCATATGATATAAAATCGTCCATTAATGTCGAAAATTATAGAAGTATAGTATTAGATATACTTCACGTGGCGGGAACTCAATTCTTTGGTAGTTTAGTAAAATCTACTGCAGTTGATCCTCTTATAACATCGGAGAGTTACATTGAACAAACATAATAGGACTTATAAATGGAAATTTTAACAAATAAATTCAAAATGTTGCTCGCAGAGCAATTTGAATTTGCTCTTTCCGAAAGCGGTGATTCGACTTTTCATTTGGTTGGTGCTAAATCAGAGCCATTTGCGAATACAGTACCAGTACCTGGTGCCGGTGTACATGAGACTTTCTATAGAACATATGATGAAATGTTATTCGGAAAAAGAATACAACCAGAAGACGTAAGTTTCATGATCCGTAATATACCATGGACCTCTGGACTAAGATATGATATGTATGACGATAATGATAATGACATACAGTCAAATTCTTTCTTCGTGGTATCAGATCAAGGAGACGGTTCATACGGTGTATTTAAATGCTTATATAAAAATCCCGTAGACGATCCGGTATCTGTTTATAAGCCTTTGGTAAATCAAACAAATCCAGCAGACGAAGTTTACATCACGGGCGATGGCTACCACTGGAAATTGATGTTTGCAATTGATTCAGTCGCATATCAAAAATTCGCGAATTTGAATTATATTCCTGTAACACTCAATGCTACTGTTATTTCATCTGCCGTGTCTGGTACTATTGATGCCGTGTTGACAGAAGACATTGGTTCCGGATATAATAATTATGCTTACGGATCAGTTAAAGAAATTAATTATAATAATAGTACTCTTAAGTATGCTGTTAAATCTGATGATGTATTAATCGTTAAAACATACGATCTTGTTTATGCGAGTAACACCACATTTTCAGAAGGCGATGTTATAACAATTAATGTTCCGGGTCAATCTACGGTTGATGCCGCGATATATAAAACAAGTGCATTGACAATTTCTGTTGAAGTTAGTGCCAATACGCAAAATATAACACAGTCGACCGTTGCTACTTCAAATACTATAACTGTTTCAAGTAATACTGTAACTGCAGATGTCGTTGCTATACAAGAAGAAAATCTTCCTGTTCTATCGAACAATAACAACTTTTATAAGAACGCAGTTTTCTATATAAGAGGCGGTACTGGTGCAGGTCAAATTAGAACGGTGACAGATTACGAAATAATAGGAAATGATAGAATAATTACAGTCGACAGTGTTTTTACTAGTACATTGGATCTTACTTCAACCTTTAGTATTCTACCTAAAATATCTATAATAGGAGACGGGACGGGTGCGATTGCTTTACCTGAAATAAATCCTGCCGCCAATTCTATATCTGATGTCATTATTATAGATAGAGGTTCCGGATATTCCTACGCCAATGCTACCATTTCGGGAAATACTGGCATAATATCAGCAAACGGCAATCCGATCATAACAGATAATGCTTTATTAAGACCTATAATAGCGCCACCAGGCGGGCACGGTTCCGATCCATTAGAAGAGCTATATGCAAGTAACATTGGCGTGTCAGTTTCTTTTTCAGGCTCGGAAGTTCTTGATTATGTATCTTTTTCTAAAATTGCACTCGTTAGAAATTTACTACAAGATAATATCAAGCTCACATTAAACACTTTAGTAGACAATGAGTATACAGTAGGCGAAGAAATAACGCAGTTGAATGAAAAGTCTAGAGCAACAATTTCAAACATTGATACGGTCGGCAATGTGCTCACTTTATCAGATGTGTTTGGCGATTTTGTAGTAAGTGCAAATAACACTATCACAGGTAATACTGCTACGACTTCTGTTATAACATCGATAAATAGATCATCTGATTTGTTTAACAATGACATAGCACTTACTATATCTCCGATTATAGGTACTTTTACAGTAGGCGAAACAATAACTCAAACTAACAGCAATGCGACCGGAATTATAGCAAAAAGCTCTCCAAGTGTTATAAATATAGTTATGGTATTTGGTAGTTTCACTACAAATACGAGTGATGTAATTATAGGCAATGTGAGTGGAGCTCGGTCCCTTGTTACAAATATTGGGGAAAAACAGGTAATTGATAACAGTGGCGATGTAATGTATATAGAAAACATGTCGCATCTAGATCGCTCGGGCGCAACGTCTGAAAATGTAAAAATAATAGTAAAGTTCTAAAAAAGAAGGTATGAAATGACAATAGATCTAAACAGATTACCGTATTTCGATGATTACGACGAAGATAAAAATTATCACCGGGTTCTTTTCAAGCCAGGGCTTGCGGTACAAGCGAGAGAATTAACTCAACTTCAAACAATACTTCAAAATCAGGTTGAAAGATTCGGTGATCATATCTTCCAAAATGGATCGCGGGTATTGGGTGGCACTTTCGACCCCCAAGATCCAGTAGATTACGTCCGTGTTCAAATTAACATCAACGATATTCCTGATATGGTAGGCGGCGAATTGGTAGGTGCAGTCACGGGATTGAAAGCAAGAGTAATTCATGCCGAAGCAGATCCTTCTGAAGTTGGCGTATCTGTTCTTTTTATAAATTACACGGATTTGAATAATAGCGAATCGGTAGTTGCTTTTACAAGCGAGAATATTTCATATACAACGGCGACCGCTACAGGCTCTTTTAGTACGACTTTTGTAAATATAACAGGCAAAGGTTCCATATTTGGCATCACCGAGGGTGTTCTTTATGTAAATGGGTTCTTTGTTAAATTCGACACGCAAAAAATTGCTATAGATACTTTCAATTCAAAAGCAAACAAGCGCGTGTATATGAGTGCAGAATTCGTCACGGTCAATTCTGATGAAGATAGTACTCTATTAGATAATGCACAGGGTTATAATAACTTCAACGCACCAGGCGCGGATAGACTTCGATGCAACCTGACACTGAATGTATCTAATTTGGACGTAGACCTCGCGGATGACAGCAATTTTGTTCTTTTAGAACTTCGTGAAGGCCAGATCTATATCAAAAGTGAAAAGACAATATATAATGAAATTGCTGACGATCTTGCAAAAAGAACTTTCAACGAATCAGGCGATTATGTCGTGAGAGGATGGGACATTAGAACTAGAGAGCATTTGAACACCGGTTCAAATGGTGGTAGATTTTCGGAAACCGAGGGCGGAGACTCTGATAAATTAGTCATAGAACTTGAAAAGGGTCTTGCTTATGTGAAAGGTTATGAAGTAGAAACCGTTTCTACTAGACCTATAGAAACAGATAAATCATCCAGTTCTGTTTTCATAGATAATCAATATTCATTCATTCCTTCTGGCGCTCATGTTCTTGCTAACGAGATTATGGGTATGCCAGAACCTGATTCATACAATACAGTTCAACTCTATGATACTGCTGAGAATCGTATAACTTACTCAAGCGCTTTTGACGATGCGGCAGCAGGAACGCAGATAGGCACGGCAAGACTTATTTCTTTTGTTGAAGAAAGCGGGCAATATGGCCAGCCATCAGCAACAGTAAGATTTTATCTTGGCGATATAAAAATGAATGCTGGGCAGATTTTTGCTAGTGTTCGAGCGATTAAAACGTCGAATTTCTTTGCTGATGTGAAACTCGAAAATGGAGCAGCTATTCTTTACGATTCGGCCAATTTATCCAGATTAATATATGTGGGTAATGATTATACTAAAAGTGTGAAGAATGACCTAGGCGACCCCGACACTACTCTTACTTTTATGAAGCAAGGAACGGGTACTATAAGCACAGCAGGTCTTCTATCAGGCGTTGTTTCTTTGGGCGTGAATGAAACACTCATTTACGGCACGGGTACCCTCGCATCTCTTGCAAAGGAAACTATAATTCTGCATGTCACAGGCGGCGTGACTATTACCGGCACGGGAACAGTTTCCGTGACTACAGGATCGCCTATTGTTACTGGTGTCGGAACAAACTTTAACAATCTAAATCTGGGCGACAGATTCGTTATAGCTACAAACTCTTATATCATTCAAAGCATCGAGAGTAACTTGTCAATGACACTTATTTCAAATGCTATTTCGACCGCGTCTGGAGCAGCATGGACGAAGAGTTATGTTTCTGGAGATTTGATAGATTTAAATTCGAAAGGATATGGAACGGGCGCGATAAGAGTCGTAACAGCAACTCCGACCTCTATTTCGATTGATTTGGGAGAAACCTTCTCTATCGCAACAGCGAGTAAGCTTTCATATCGCGCAATTAAAGATCTGACATCAGAGAGATCAAAGACCATCAGATCAAGTAGATATGTTAAAATTGATGGTTCTAGTTATGGAAGTCTTGAGAAGTTCTTCCTAGGAGTACCTGATGCTATAAAAATACGCCAAGTAAGAAAACATACTTCTGACATCACGCTAATCACGGACGGCGAAGATGTAACGAGCAGATTTGTTTTAGGAAAAAATGAAAGCGAATTTTCATACGGCACATCTTTTACAGTAACTGATACGCCTATTACCACATCGGATCATCTCCTAATCATCTTTGATTACTATGAGCCTGATCTTGCTGGCAGTGGATCGTATTTCTCTATAGATTCTTATCCTATCGATGATGCTATAGAATCTAACACGACCGTGAAGACAGAAGATCTCGATACAATACAGAGAAATTACATAGATTTCCGTACAGTCACAGCTCCAACCGTAGTAACAGGAACTTCAATAGGAACTGCTCCTAGCAACCCAGTAGAATCTGTTGCATTTACTATACCCGCCGGCGGATATAAAACACCAGTACCCGGGACAAATCTAAAGTTCGATTATTCATATTATCTTGCAAGAAGAGATATTCTTGCAGTCAAACCGAATGGCGATTTTAAAGTTTTCAAAGGTCAGTCTAGCATATATCCTATGTTTCCTACTGTTCCTGAGACATATATGTCCATTGCAAACATTTTCATCCCACCGTTTCCTTCTCTGTCTGAAAACTATGCTAAGATATTAGGAAGAAAAGAAGAAGGTGTTGTTTCTGATAAAATAACATTCAGCAGACATACAATGTCCGATATTGGCGCTATAAAACAAAGAGTAAAGAACCTTGAGTATTATAATGCTCTTAGTTTACTTGAGAAAAATACTCTTGATCTTTTAGTATTAGACGAGAATGGACTTGATAGATTTAAAAATGGCGTGTTTATCAACCCTTTCGTCGATCATACACTTTCAGATATAACAAATTCAGATTATAACATTGCTGTGAATAGAAAAGATAAATCTATCCAACCTCCGATTGTGGTGGAGGGATTTGATACCAGATTTAACCCCAATGCAGGTGGCGCGTTCACTGCTGCAAAGACCGGAGCTCTGGTTCATATACCGTATGTCGAAAAGGTCTTGAAAGAACAACTGTTCGCGACGACTACAAGAAATGTGGAACTTAGTTCTTATCGTTTTATTGGTGGCATGAGTGTATATCCTGATATTGATACTTGGGCGGACACAACGACCGTAGATAAAACTTTTGATTTTGGCAATGACGTGCCAGAGTCAAGAGTAGTTTCGACTGAAATAGGTGCTTGGCAAAAAATAGGCACGGGTGCCATATCTGGTACTTCATCCAATGTCTATAAAGTTTACCATCGCGAGGGCGGCGTTAAGCACTTCAACGGCAATGAAAAATTACTTAGAACATTCAGCACAATCCAAGAAGTTACAGAATTTGTAGCGGCGAGAGGCCGTTTTAGAGGCGACGCTGTTGCGTCAGTAAAAGCCAAAATAGACAGTGGCTCAACATTCGAAGATATATCTTTCCGGAACCAAATTGATGATTATTCATCGACCCGCATGTTCATTGTTTATGGTGGTAAAGTAACCACAGAAGAAACAATACAAGAACAAAGAACAAATATCGAAACCACTATTTCTACTGAAACCGAGTCATACGACCTAGGTAATTTTGTAACAGATATTTCCCTGATACCATATATAAGAGCACAAACTTTAAAGCTATATTCTTATGGCCTAAAACCAAATACACGATACCATGTCTTTTTTGACGGTGAGAATATGAATGACTTTGCTGCTCCAGTAGTGGTGTCGCAATACTTTGATGCAAGTCAAGATAAAACCACAGGTTATCTTGATTATGATACTGATCTTTCGAATATAGGAACTGAGGGATCGAGTGTATTTTCAAACAGCAACGGCGAAGTTCTTATATTCATGAGATTACCTAACGGTACCAACAAGCGGTTCCGGGTTGGCGAAAAGGAAATCATAATAACAGATAGTCCTACAAATGATACGGATGCTTCGAGCTACAGTAAAGGTTCTTTTATTGCTTCAGGATTGAATCTGCAAAAACAGAATACAATTATCTCTACTAAAACACAAAGTGTCGAAAGAAGAGAAGTTATTGACAGCAGAACCAGATCGATACAAAGATCTACCAAGTCTCCTGCGGGCTGGTTCGAAGTCGGACCGTCTTGCGCGGCGTATTCGATATTTGTAGACGAGGACGAAGATGTCGAGGGCGTTTTCTTAAGTTCAATAGATATCTGGCTTTCTGCAATCCACCCAAGCCTCGGCGTTTGGTTTGAACTTCGTGAAATGAATAGTGCGGGTGGCATTACAAGAACTACTATTCCGTATAGTGTTGTATGGATGAATCGCAATGACACCCGACTGAATATCAGCAACGACGGTATTGCAAACGCAACTAATGTAAACTTTGACTCGCCTGTATTCCTATATAACAATACACAATACGCCTTTGTTATACACACAGAAGGTCTCAACCCCGACACGTATTTCTGGGTATCTCGTCTTGGCGGAACTGATGTTGCTTCGGGCAATCCTGTAACAAACCGTGGGCAATTTGGAACATTCTATACCACAAATAATAACTTAAACTGGGACATAGTTCCTGATATTGATTTGAAAATCAGGTTCAATCGCATGAGTACTGGTGCGACAGCGACAGCTCCAATAACTTCGGTAGCCAATTTTTATATAGAAGACGTGGAATTCATCACGGACAATGATGCATTTCCGACAGTGTTCTTTAGAGAAGGCGAACCCGTCAGAGGCGCAGAAATACTCAATATAGCAATTGATGGTGCTGGTATTCTGCAGGTTGGTGATACTATTGTGGATGGAACAAGTAATACATCGTCGACAATCATAAATATAGACGGCACCGATATTTTCATGGGCGGATTTGATTTTATTGCTAATTCTACCGTGACTATATATGAAGGGCTTACTGCTACAGTAAGAGATACAGGTGTTATATCTTCAGTCGATTTCGGCACAGGTATAGTTGACAGTATAGATACAACTAATTTCAAATTCGATATTACCCACTCAAACGGTAAGTTTTTTGTCGGTTCATCTATAAGATCAATTCTTCCTGATCGCCATAAGACTATATTGAACGGCACAGAACTATCAGTAACATATGCAGGCGCAGGTTCATCTGTTCCCAACCCGTACGCACCTACTGGTACTATAACGTTACCAGTTGGACTGGCGTTGGCAAACACAACACTCGTTCCTGCACATACCATAGACCAATTTGGCGTTCACGAATATTCATCCGCGACAATAAGACCATCTTATCTAAAATTCGACGGACTTACTGATATACAATTTGAAATTGTGGCTACAGAAGGAACTACCATAGGTTCTAAAATATCAATTTATCCAAACGAGGATTACGAGTTTTCTACTGTTAAAAATGTACTTTCAAGATCGGAAGAAGTGAGACTTCTCAGCGGCGCGAAATCACTTTCGATAGATGCGTCAATTACATCTGAATCTGAGTATTTATCTCCAGTATTGGACGAAGCAATTTTGGGTGTTGTATTAACAGGCAACCAATTGAACAATGACACAACTGGTGAATTGCTTCCAAAGGGCGGTAATCTTAACAGTAAATACATTTCAAAAATTATTGAGTTGTCCGATGATAATATTGCGGAGGATTTACTTGTACAGCTACAAGAATATCGACCTGAAGGCACTGCTATACAAGTATGGGCTAGAATTAAAAATAATGCTGATATAACGGAACTGAATGATAGACCGTGGTTTGAAATGTATTCTAGTAAAAACGCAGTTTCTTCTAGTGTGAATAGAGATAATTTCATCGATACAACTTATACAGTACCGGTAGAATTTCTCACTGGTGAAGGCGATACTGGAGTCATCCAATATACAACATCAGGCAATCCTGCAGTTATAGAAGGTTCTGGAATGACTGCAAGTACAAATTATATAATAGTGACAACTGGGTCGACAGACTTTACTGACTTTGGAGCGGGGTCAAATGTCGTGGGTGATACATTTACTGCAACTGGGCCTTCTGACGGTAATGGTACGGTGTCTCCCGCAATAGAGGAGATATACAGCCGGTATAGTGAATTCCAACTTAAGATAGGCATGTCCAGTACCAATACTGCGATATATCCAAGAGCAAGTAGCTTAAGAGCAATAGCACTTCAGAAATAAGGAAATAAAATGCTTGAAAAAACCGATATGAGTGGCATATATAAAGATAGAAAATCTGGTGCTATTGTAAATAAAGATATAAATAAACTAAATGCCTATAGAAAGCAAAAAACAATTATACAGAATTCGAGGATAGCTTCGGAAAATTTCAATGTACTGAAAACCGAAATCTCGGAAATGAAAATCGAAATCTCAGAAATGAAAACTCTACTGAAAAAAATAAAAACATTAATAAAAATGGAAGAAACATAAATGGCTATACCTTCCTACCTCAGCAATGTACTAGATAAAAATGTCAATACCTTTGGCGATTGGTTTGAAAGAACAAATAATTTATCAAGTGATATGGGCTCGAAAGTACTTTCCGCCGAAACAACTGTTTCTGGCGGAACCACTACTGGTAACACATCTCTAGTAGGAATATTTTCCGCTTCTGTAGTTGCAGTGGGAACTTCTTTAAGAGGAGGTACCGTAACAACACCAGCTGCATTATCTATAATATCTGCCGCATCATTTACAGCAAACACTAATTTCACAGCACTTGAAACGATATCAAATCACACCAGTAATTCTATTACTGCTAATACTTTCGTACTAAGTACAGATGTCATAACAGCAACATCTCAATCATTTTCACTTACTTCGGACTCGACTACTTTAACTACAGTGAATGATCTGACTCTATCTGCGACCAATATACTGTTGAATGGAAATCTTTCAAGCACAGATGGCATACTTGATTTGATTAGTGTTGTTAGACTAGAGGTAGACGATTCCTCCGATGCGGTGCGCATTACTCAGACAGGCACAGGCAATGCCTTCGTTGTTGAGGATAGTTTTACCCCTGATACCAACCCCTTTGTTATAACTAGTTTGGGTCGAGTAGGTATTCATAACCCCAGCCCTTCATCTGAACTAGATGTAGTTGGCGATGTTGAAATTAGCGGTTCTTTGTCTATTGGCGGCACAGTGATCACATCTACTGCCGGTGAGTTGAATATACTAGACGGCGTAACAGCGACATCAGCGGAACTTAACATACTAGACGGCGTAACAGCGACATCAGCGGAACTTAACATACTAGACGGCGTAACAGCGACAGCAGCGGAACTTAACATACTAGACGGCGTGACATCAACCACTGCGGAACTCAATCTGTTTGCAGGCGTAACAGCGACAGCAGCGGAACTTAACATACTAGACGGAGTGACCGCAACAGCAGCGGAACTTAATTCGTTAGACGGCGTTACTGCAACCTTTACGGACTTGAACCGAACACAAGGCGTAACAGCTAACATTCAATCTCAATTGGATTCGAAGTCTCCTAAAATCAGTCCTAACTTCACCGGCACACCGCTTGCTCCAACAGCAGCACTTGGGACAAACACTACACAAATTGCGACCGCTAGTTTTGTTCAAGCAGCAATCGCTGATATAGATATCGGAGTGCTTAATGCCGCACTCTCGTTTGGTGCCGTTGGAACTTATGCTTTCTTGGTCCGCACAGGTACCGGTGGTGTTGTCGCAGGCAACACTTATGCGGGCTCGACGCTCTTGAACTCTGGTGTAAACGGCACAGCTTCTACGACAACACTTAACACAACAATAGCTGGTACATCGACTGGACTAGCACGCGGTGACGCGTACAACACGGGGACTTGGCGCGCGATGGGCTCAGTAACCTTAAGTACTGCTTCTGATTATAACCGCGCCACATTATTCCTGAGGATATCATAATGAAGTACCGCAACCCTACATTCACAAAACACGGTTTAATTGATTGCGAGATTAAACACCCTATATATGGTTGGATACCGTTTACTTGCGACCCACTCGATAATGGTGCGGAGTTTGATGTGGTAGCATTATTTGATGACATGAGTCCGAACGCCTCCGTTTACATTGCGCCAACTCCACCAACATACTACCCCAGCAACCTGTCGACTCGCAGATTTGAATACCTGCTTGCATACACGGGACTAGACGACGTGTGGGCCGCACTTGAAACAGAATTGAAATCTACTGATCGCGCATTGTACGCGCAGATTAAAGCGCAGCGCAGCGCAGCAACATTCTCACAATCAAAAACAATTGGATTAGTGGCGATATTTGCAGAAACTGTTTCTAGGGTTGCGCCAGATGCGGACCTATCTGAAGCTGCTATCAAAGCAGCTTGGATAATTGCAGAGCAAGCGACATTATAATGAACTTATTAAAACTCTAACACGTATATCGACGGAACAGTTTTTTATAAATAGAATTATAGAAGAGCTAAGGATTTCTCAATGACCACAAATGTAAATTTATATGTAGATCAAGGCATTGATTATTCGATAAACGTTGACGCCTTTGATATTAATAATGCGGAAATTGTAATTTCCGATCAAACTTTCACGTGTAGAGCAAAAAAAATATATGCTTCAACAGTAGCCTTTAGTATAGATATCATCGTAGATTTAGGAGACGGCGATCCTAATAATCTTATTTTAAACATACCATCTGCTTCTACGCTGTCCATCAATCCTGGTAAATATAGGTATGATTTAATAATGGATGACAGCGTTATAAAAACAAAATTGATGGAAGGGTTACTGACAATCATTCCTACTGTTTCTTTATAGATAGGAGTATACAGTAATGCCGGTAAAAGTAAAATCATCATCACCGAGAACAGTAGTTTCAGGACTTAGCGCGGATGACGGATCATTAAAAGTAAAATCCACGTCGCCGAGAACAGTAGTTTCAGAACCTACTAATAGAAATCAAGTCAGTATGAATCAATCTAATCTTTTTGGGCGTACATTGGGCGCCTTGGTGGACGTAGATACCAGCAACGCGGTTGACGGATCAGTACTAGTATATGATGAAATAGAAGAAAAATTCTTGGCCACAACATTACTTGAAAAACAAACAGTCAATGGAG